GTTTCTAATGAATTATATAAATTATCTTGTGATATCTTTTTTAATTTTAGTAATTTTATATTTTTCATTATTTAATTTTATATAAATCTTTTTAAATAATTTATAGTTGCGTAATTGAAAATAAAAAAAACTATAATAATACATTAATGAATCTTGAATTAAAAAAATTTGATATTACTAGTATTAAGAAAGATAAAGTATGTGTTTTTATAGGAAAGAGAGAAACTGGAAAAAGTTTTTTGGTGAGGGATTTATTATATTACCATCAAGATATTCCTATTGGCACAGTAATATCAGGAACTGAGGCAGCAAATTGTTTTTATGGTAATATAGTTCCAAGTTTATTTATACATGATAAATATACGCCTGATATAATCCACAATACTTTAAAAAGACAAAAAATGGTAGTAAAAAAAATGAAAGGAGAAGAGGAAAGTTACGGAAATAGTAATATAAATCCAAATGCCTTTTTAATTCTTGATGATTGTTTATATGACTCCAGTTGGACTAAAGATTCTAATGTTAGATCGATTTTTATGAATGGTCGTCATTATAAGATGATGTTTATTATTACTATGCAGTATGCTTTAGGTATTCCACCAAATCTTAGAACAAATATTGATTATGTATTTATTTTAAGAGAAAATTATGTATCAAATAGAAAAAGATTATATGAGCATTATGCGGGTATGTTTCCAACCTTCGAAGTATTTTGTCAAGTAATGGATCAATGTACAGAAAATTTTGAATGTTTAGTAGTTCATAATAATGCTAAAAGTAATAAATTAGAAGATCAAGTTTATTGGTATAAAGCAGAACCGCATGATGAATTTAGAATTGGAGCACCAGAATTTTGGTTGCACCATAATAATAATATTAAAAACGATATGGATTCGGACGACGAAGATTTTGTATTTAATAAAAGGAAAGGACCAACTATTAATGTAAAAAAAACATTTAATTAGAATAGATTCTATAAAATTAATTTAGTAATAATTATTTAGGAATCAAATATTGGATCCTGGTCTGCGAACATATCAGAATAAATTCTTGAAATATTTGAAGGTTCATGTTGTTCATCATATAGAGTTTTAGGAACAAAACGATATTCTATCTTATTTTCTTGTATTTTTTTTTGTAATTTATTATCCATATATCCCATTGTAATCATAATAACACCTATCATGAATATAAAGAAACTTAATGCTCTCATATTTATATTAATTTATAATATATTTTATTTTAGAAATTTTTTATTTTATTTTAACTTTTGATTTTCATTTATGTTGATTTATAAGATTCATATCATTTAATAATTCATTTCGAATATTTATGTTTTTTATATTTTTAACAGAAATATTAAATATAGATTTTATTACTGCTACAGAATTATCTTTATTTGATTTATTCATAAATGTATATTTATTAAAATTCCAATATTTATTGAAATTTTTAATTAAACATTTAATTATAGGATTTCCTATTTTATTAGATTTTAGACTTCTAAAAGTCTTTATTAAAAAAGTCTTATTCTCTAACCGATTGATATATTTATCTTGTCCATTAAAATCCTTAAAAGAATTTTTATAATCATTAACAATTGTTTTAATAGTATTATTATAACTTGAAGTATTTACTAAATGACTAAATATAAAAAGTATTGTTATAACTAGAGAAAAAATATCTTGACTTTTAGAATTCACAATAGTTTTATCTCTATTTTCTGATATTTTTAAGGATAATTTTGACCTACTATTATTTACTCTTGATTTTATGGTTTTTTTTAATTTTGATTTAGATTTTAATTTTGATTTTAATTTGGATTTAATAATATTACTATTTTTACTATTAGATATAACACTTGTACTATTAAGATTCTCAGAATGGTAGTTATTATAATTATTATTATAGGAATTTATACCATTTCTATTTAAACTAGGGTGAATATATGAACTTGTTCCTTGATAATGGGAATAGCATTCTTTATCTTTAACATCACATACAAATCCATAATCTATTAGTCTAAGATTTAATGTTTTCTTATCATATATTATATTTTTGGGTTTTATATCTCTATGAGATAGTTTTAATATTTTATGGAAAAGTCTTATAGCTATAATCATTTTACACACTAATATGGAAAACTTTTCTTCATTTATTTCATTATTTTCCATATAATTTTTAATATCTTCTCCTTCTGCAAAATCTAATATAATTATATCCATTTTCGGTGAAATATTGATAACTTTTGTTATATATTTGTCTACTAATTTATTAAATTTTGGACTAATTTTTTTTATTTTTTTATTTAATAAGACGCATTTATTAACTTCTTTAGGATTTGATTTTTTAAAAATTTTAACAGTGTAGTTTAAATTATCATTTGTGGCTTTAAATACTGTACCAAAACCACCTTCCCCTATAAATTTAAATTCTATATTTTTAAAAGTAAATTTTTTCCCATTTTTTTTATATTCATCTAGAATTAGGGAAGAATTATCTAGTATTATTGAATCCATTTATATTATAAAAATATTTTAGTATAAATTTATTTTATAATTATTTAAAATATAAGTTCAAAAAATATTTATAATATATAGGCATTTAGTATTATGGAGGAGGAAGATTATCTTGAAGTCGATAGACCTATTCCCGGACAAAATTTTGTATGTTTATCTTTTGTATCACCTGATAAGGTATTAGAAGATAAGAAATTATATAGTTTTTATAAATATAGTCAAAGTTTAAATAACTCTAACCAAACTTTTACTGAATTTAAAGATAAGTTTGAAGAATACTCGGATTTGCATAATAAGGAATACCAGGACGAATTTGATAAAATATGTGATTATCAAACTAACGTAAGAGGTGTTAAAATTAGAGGTGTTTATGATAATGAACGTGCTGCTAATATTAGAGCACAAGTACTTCAAAAAATGGATAATTCTTTCCATGTTTACGTAGGACAGGTAGGTTACTGGTTGCCATGGGATCCTAATCCCAATAATGTAGAAAATCAAGAATATTTGAATAATGATCTAAACAGATTAGTTAAGGAGTATGATACTAATCAAACTAAGAAAGATATGTTTTATGAAGAACAAAAGAGAGATAGAAAAGAAGCTGCGATTAAAGAAACTCTTCAAAAGAAAAAAAAATTGGAAGAACAAAGGAAACTTGAATTGGAAGAGCAAAGGAAACTTGAATTGGAAGCTAATGAACAAAGTGAAAGTGTAGAACAAAGTGGAAGTGTAGAACAAAGTGGAAGTGTAGAACAAAGTGGAAGTGTAGAACAAAGTGGAAGTGTAGAACAAAGTGGAAGTGTAGAACAAAGTGGAAGTGTAGAATTATCAGAGAATATTAAATTAGAAAATGATGGTATGAAAGAACTTGCTGATAATTTAAATGAAGAAGATCCATGGATGAAAAGGAAACTCGAAGAAAATAATCAATAAATTAAAAATATAGAAAATTTTTTTTATATTTATAAATAATATAATGGAATCTAGTGTTATGGCCATAGATTTTATGGAAGTTTTAAAAAGATTTTTTAAGTATGTATGTGAGGGTTTAATGGTAGCAATTGCTGCCTTTGTATTCCCGAGAAAGAAGATGAAACCGGATGAAATTTTAATGATTGCGGCTGTAGCCTCTGCTACTTTTGCTATATTAGATATGTATGCTCCAACAATTGGAACAACCGCAAGGCAAGGAGCAGGTTTTGGTATTGGTGCTTCTTTAGTGAATTTCCCAAAACTTAATTAAAATAGAAAATAATAATAATAAAATAATAATAAAATAATAATAAAATAATAATTATATAAATAATATTATACAGAAGGTATAAATTCCCACTTTAAATAGGAACATATTTGCTTCCAAATTAAATCTTGTTGATGTAATTTTTCTCTACTTTTTAATAAAACAAAACAATCCATAAATTGATCTAATTCTAATAATTGAACGAATTTATGTAAAACATATGAATATGAAAGAAAATTCTTTCTATCCTTAGGACAAAATTTAGCAAATGGAATTTGTATTTCTTTAAACATTCTTCTTAAAGTTTCTTCTGTTTGTCTAGACATTATTGGAGGAGGTAATCCATTCATTTTATTTATAATATGAGGAACGTGTTCGTAATATTTATTCTTTTTTAATTTTTTTAAAATTTCTCTAACTTTAGAAGGTTGAAGGTCTTTCATATCCTCAATCCTTTCTTTTTTAATTTCATTTTTAATTTGATTATATAGTTCAGGAGGAATATCTGTAGTTTCTTTAGCTTGAAATTGAGCCAACCATTCATTAAAATGATTAATTCTTTTATAGGCAAAATAAGAAATTTCTTTAGGAGGATCTTTATAGGATGGTTTATCAGAATCTATTACAATATGTGAAATTTCACCGCATTTTTCACACACCTTGTATCCCTCTGAAATATGAGTTTTTTTCTCTATATTACATTTCAGACAAAAATCATGCTGATATATATTATCAATACTTTTAACGAAATTAGGATCAGTAGCTTTCAAATAATTTTCACAAATATCCTGTTTATTTGTTTTATTGTATTTATTATTTTTATTTAACCAATCCATAACTGTTTTTTCATTATTTAATTGAATAGTTTTACTACTAATCTTATTTTTATTATAATAATCAAATAGTATATGACCTGTATTATTGAAGTATTCTTTTTCCTCCTTATTACTTTCTAAATTTATTATTTCTTTTTCTAATTCTTCTATTGAATCTTCTAAATTATACTTTAATTCAAATTCTTCATCACTAAATAATTTTAGTGATTTTTGAATTAATTTATCATATTTTAATTTATTTTCTCCAAGTTTTTTTTTTTTTTCATTTAAAGAATTTTTTATTTCTTTAAA